AGATGGCGGCATAGTCGATTGATTTGGAGCCAGAAAACGTCGCGGTAATCGTCGCGGTTGCCGTCGGCGTCCACCGGCTGTAGGTCGTCATTGTCTGCACGGCAACCGATGTACTGCTGCTGTCCGTAGCCGTCATCGTTGCCGTCCTGACCTCGTCCGCAATCAGCAGGTGAGGCAGGAACCGGTTTGCGTCCGTGATCGCTGTTGCAATGTGTGTGCTGCTCATTGTCGTACAAACTCCACTCGGCCAAACCGTGCGCCGTCTACCAGTCGTTCGCCCATAGCCTCCATCAGTTCAGCAACATCCTCATCGCGCCATAGGCCGCGAGACTGGATGCGGATGTCCAGAGTGCTGGCGCGGACGTTCTGCTGCTGCGCCGGAGCTATGCCGGAGGCGTCAGGGGCTGATGCTGTGCCGCCACCTCCACCACCACCGGAACCGCCTCCGCCTTTGATGGCGTTGACAAGGCCCATGCCGGTTGCCAGCACTTGAGCAACGGCGGCAAACTTGGCGAAAAATGGGACTGTCGGGTCGGCCAGTGCTTGCGATGCGGCAAGGTATGCATTCACCAGCGCCTGTGCAGCGCCGACCGACTGAATCATTTTGGTCATGCGGTTGCTATGTGCGCCGGATGCGGTATACAGGTCATTCATGAACTTTCGAGACGCGCCGAGTTTATAGGACAGGGTTGACTTGTCCTTTGCGGCTGCATCACGGGCGATTTGTACCAGCTTGTCCTGATGCTCCTGCTCCAGCGCCTCGCGCTTTGCCTTGGCATCGGCATCGCTCAATCCAAACGCTTCCTGATAAGCCGCGAAGTCTGCCAGTTTCTGTTCATAGCGCAGCAATTCTGCCTCGCGTTCGGTCGCAAACTCAGATTGCAAACGCTGGCGTTTTTCTTCGTAGGCCTTGTTCTCCATGTCGCTTTGCTGGGCAATCTTGTCCATCTCGGCAGTGATTTCGTTCTGCCAATAGATTTGCTGGTCAGCAAGCCATTTCGCTTTGCGTTCGGCTTCTTTCTTTTGGCGATCGATATCCTTTGCGTCTGTTGCCGTAGCTGGTTTCCCGCCGCCTTTTGCATCCAACGCGCCGCCCGGGACACTGCGCATGGCAGCATCAGCAGCAGCTTGACCGGCTGCTATTTCCTTATCGCGCTGCGCAAAAATATCCATTATCGATGCCTTGGACGCATCGCTAAGCACTTTTGCGCGGTCTTCAAACCGTTTGTTTGCCGCCTCCCATGTGTCGTCCGTCCATAGCGCATTCCAGCGATCTTTTGCGCGCTCAAACCGGCTGCTTGTAGACTCGATAAAGTCGGCCACCCAAACAGCGGCAATGCTTGTCATTGCTTTAACGTTTGACGGCAGGGTGATAAACGCTTCCTTTATATACCAGCCGATGGCCTTCGCACCGAATGCGACGTTGTTCAGTTCGGTGGCCAGTGGTGCGGCATTGGTCGACGCATCCTCAAAAGACGCGCCCCATGTTGCAAAAAGACGAGTTGTTTCGGAGAGGATACTGTTATCCAGCGCCTCGGAAATTGACACGATGGCGGATGCGAGTTCGCCGGATGCCCCGGTTGCTTTGTCGACCTTCCCCACGTAGTTGATGAAACTATTCCCGACCTGCGTCATCGCCTGGCCGATGGTCGGAGCCATTTTCCCAAACTGATCATCAACCGCCGCGCCCTGCTTTTGCAGTGCTTCGACGACAGCATCAGCCGTGATTTTGCCTTCCTGCCCAAGCGCACGCAGTTGGCCAACAGTCACGCCCATGCCGTCCGCAATCGCCTTAGCCAGCGCCGGAGCCTGTTCCATCACGGAGTTGAGTTCTTCTCCCCGCAGTGTGCCGGAGGCAAAAGCCTGCCCAAGTTGCGTCAATGCAGCGGCAGCGGATGCGCCGGATGTTCCGGAAATGACCATCAGCTTGTTGATGGTTTCGGTGGTGTCGCCAACCTCGGCCAGACTCATGCCCAAGGCATCGGCATTTGTCGCAAGGCGTTGATAGACTTCGGCGGTTTCTTTCAGCGGGGAGCGGGTTTTCTGAGCAATCTCGAAAACGTCTTGCTGTGCTGCGGCCAGTTCTTCGCTGGAATCAGTGACGAGCGAAAGGCGGTTGTTGATGGTGGTATAGGCTTCGGATGCCTCGATGATTTCGCGAACACCGAACGCCACGCCCAGCGCACCGGCCAGCCTGTTGACCATGCCGATTGATTTCTCGCCGGTAGAAGTCAGGCGGTCAAGCGAAGTGCTGGCCCCGTCAATCTGCCGGTAATCAGCCTTTAGTATCAGTTCCGCCAGCGTTGTCATCAGCGATTGCCCTCTGTACGGCGGATTCAATCCGCATGATGGTTTCCGCCTCCCAGCCCCGCAGCGGATTGCCGGTCATTTCTGACCACGCCTTTACCTCTTGCCACGACAGCGGCTGGCCACGCTTGATGCTGCAATAGTGGCCCCACAAGTAAGCCAGTTCTTCCGGTATCGGCGGCGTTTCCAGTTTGCGCGGCTTGCGACCAGTCTGACGCCAGACACTCATCAGATGGTCACGGAGCCTACCTGTTCCGCCCTGCGGTGGTTGTTCAAGTCGCGCTTCGGCCCGACAATGATCTATTAAACTGTCGAGCCGTTGCCGAAAAAAACAGCCGCGTCCGATGCCTTGCGGTCGAGCCAGTCGGCCAGATACGGAGCGTTGCGCAGCAACTCAATCATCGCTGGCTGGCTGAACTCGTTTTCCAGCGACCACGCCGATACCGTCGAAGCGGTCAACTCAAGCAACGCATCGGCGTGACGCTTGGCGCGCTCATCATCGGTTGCATTGCTACCCATGACAGCGGCAGCGGCAAAAACATCAGCGCGCTTTTGCCGGAATGCATCGCAGTCTACATGATGGATGTGCAACCATTCGCCGGTTTCCTTGCCGTCCGGAGCCGGGATATTAACCCGGCGTCCGTCATTGGCCGCCGGCCGAGTGAACAGGTCGGACGATTTCATCAGGCACGCTCGATCTTGAGTTGGGTTGCGTCGCTGCTGCTGTAGATCGCCTGGAACGGCATCGTGATGCTGACCTCACGCTCACCGCCCACTTCAGGCTTGCCGCCGGTGAACTTGACCTTGGGCAGCGTGAATGTGTACGTGGCCACGCCGTCGGTCAGGGTGAACACGATGGCCACTTCGGTTTCGTCTTCGAAGGCATCCAGCAGCGTGTCATCCTGATAGAACGCGGTCAGTTCGCCGGTGACGATCGAACGACCGGCAGCGCCACGAATGCGGGTGGTTTCGCCCACTACCGGAAGATTTTCAATGCCGTTTTCCAGCGTCAGCTTGATGGAGGTGATGCAGGACACAGCCGAGCCGCCAACGGTGATGGAGCCGGACAGCGAATCCATGACGTTTTCATTGGGGTCAGCGGTGTAGCTGCTACTGGCAATCGCGGTGCCGGAGCCGGTGTCGTCCATGCCGATGACGCCAAAGGTGCCGGTCACGATGCCGGATGCGGGGCATTCCAGCGAGAACGAGTTGAACTCACAGCCCACGGCGCGACGGTAGCGGGTGATGTCGGCGAAGAAACGTTCGACGGTGAACGACCGGCGGGTCGTGCCAGCCTTTAGCACGTCGGTCGACCACGTACCCATCATGACCGCTTGCAGCAGGTCATCCCACGAAGCGTCGCGGAACTCGATGCCGATATCGCCGGACACCTGACGGACGCCGTGACGGAAGTCGTTCAGTTGGCGATCCGAGCGGATGGTCTCGGACTGGAAGGTTTCTTTTTCCAGCCCCAGGCTGTGGCTCGTCGGGTTGATGGTCTGAAAGGCCGGGGCGGCCGGGGTGGTGCCGTAGGTGACTTCAGCGATGTACGCGAGTCGTGCCAGTGAACCGCCTGCAATTGTCATGATTATGATCTCCGCACATAGGCGCTAAAGTTGATTGTCAAAACTGACCGGAGCCAGCCGTTTTCAGTGGATAGGGTTGTGGGGGTTGCGCCCCAGATTACGACCTGCTGGCTGTTGTAAGTCAGGCGCGTACCAGATATATAGTCCGCGCAAATGGTGTCGATCATTTCCAGTGCCTCGCCGTCACCGCGTCCGGTGCGGAACATGATGTCAATCTGGAAAATGCCGGTGACTTCGTTCGTTCCATCGCTACCCATCGTCGCCGCATCGCTGCCGCCCCACAGCACGAACAGGCGGGCGT